TTATATTCATCATTAGCAATTATTTGTTCTCCAACTTTCACATCACCAATTTCTTTAATTGTACCATCACGTAATTGTATTTTCTCTTTCACATAGATACACTCGCTGGTATCTTCCAACCCCACATCAGATGACATAAATCCAGCACGATTTAATTGCGTGGCGCTAACGATTGGAATATCCCATTCTACTGCCAATCCTCTCAACTCTTCTGCAATCGCCTTGACTACAAAATAAGACCCTGCACTAATGTTATTTTTATATCTGATTGATGTACAAAGGTTTAAGTAGTCCATGAATAAAATGTCTGGTATAAACCCCTTCTTAATCTTCAGTTCGTTCATCAACGCACGAAAGTTATTAACAGATGCAGTTGCAGTAGGATACTCCTTTACAATCAATTTTCCTTTAATTTTATCTCTCAATTTCCCTATCTTTTTTTGATAAGATTCCTTGGGCATATCTTTCAACATATCCATAGGAATATTCATGAGATTTGCATCAATTCTTTCTGCAATCCTTTCCTCTGCCATTTCCAAAGTTATATAAAGAACATTCTTATTGTCAGATAAACAATTTGCGGCCATATGACACATGAACAGGGATTTGCCAATTCCAGTTCCAGCTAGCGCAATGTTGAGCGTTTTTCTTGGTAATCCCCCAGCAGTAATTTTATTGAAATATTCTAAATCAAATGGTATTTTTTCTTCTTTTTTCCGATAGAAGTCAAACCGTTCATCAGAATTATCAAGATAGTCATGACCAATATGAGTATCAAAACTAACGGAAAGAGCGTCACTAAGAATAGTAGGGATAGCGTCTTTGGTATAATCTGATTTTTTAGTTTCGTCAAAAATCCCAATTGAATTGGTGATTGCGTTGTAAAGGGCCTTGTCTTGGCAGAATTTTTCACTTCGTTCCAGTAACCATGCAAGACTTTCTCTGTCTTCTTTTGACCACCTATCTTCTGCATCTTTGAGTAATTCCGTTGTTGTTTGAAAATGTTCTTCTGTTAAATCATTTCTCTCATTTAATTCAATAATAAGCGCTTCTTTACTAGGAATATTAGAATACTTATTGAAATATTTTCTTATCTCTTGAAATACTGCTTTATCTGTAAACTGATTGAAGTATTCTTCTTTTATAAATGGTAGAGTTTTTCTTGCATATTCTTCATTATACAACAGGCTTCGCAAAATGATATTTTCTAGTCGTTCCATCTTCGCTTTCTTCTTTCCGTTTCTCAAGCTCTTCATTAAGAATGTTTATATAAATTTGTCCTAACATATATTCAAATTCCTCCCCTTCTTCATCAGTAAATTCTTTATCTTTAAAATCTGGTGGAATCCCAATCATTTCATATTCATATCGTGCCTTAGTTGTTCCATCATCATTATCCTTGTCTGCCATTTGGAATCTACCAAACGCAACAGTAATTCCTGCAAATGGGCCCAATTCAATAAATATACAACATCTATCCTGTTCTTCTGGGTCAGGTATTATTCTATGATAATTCTTTATCTGTTCCGGCGTCAATTCCATCATATTCATCTCCATTTGTTCTACCATAAGTATACTCTTTTTTGGTGTAATTGTCAAGTTGATTGAGAATGTCTTCTGTGAAGTATTTCTCTGGTTCTTTGAGGATTTGTTTTCCGAATAATTTTGAACCATCTGGAAGTTCAAATCTTGTTGATACTCTTTTGAAGATTCCTGCGGCTTCGGCCATCTCAAGAAGTCCATAATACTTACTCAAACCATCATTATAAGTCAATAGAACATCAACCATTTTGTTCTCTTTTGTCAATCGTGATTTGTTCATCTTACAATGAATGACATTTCCAATCACTTCTGTACCATCCTTCTCTTTTCGTTTGGACAAGAACACGATTGAAGATGCGGCATATTGCATTGCGGAGCCACCACCCATAACTTTAGTTGGATACATCGTACCAATCTGGTCATAGACATGATTGGTTACTATAAACGGAACATTCACTTTCGCAAGTCTTAGAGTGAGAACACGAAATGCACCCTTGATTACTTGAGCCTTTGTCATATCTTTTTTTCCAGTATCTTCGGAGATATCTGCCATCTCTTTTGTAGTAGACAACATACCCAAAGAATCCAGACACATCATCAAAGGTGGTCTTTCCGACTCATCTATTTCACCATGTTTTTCTAAAATCTTTACCGCTTGATGTCGAAACTCTTCAACTGTTGCAACTGGCATATGATATACTCTTGTAGTATCAATTCCACGTTCCTTGAGCATTTCACTTGTCAATGCAGATTCCGATTCAAAGTAAATACAACCACCAGTAGGATTCATGTCAAGAAAATGTTTGACTAATCCTAAAGTGAAAAATGTTTTACCAGTTGCAGACTCTCCAGCAAGTGCAGTTATCTTGTTTGCAGGGAGTCCACCATATATTGAACCAGATAAAAGTGCATTGAATACATAAGAACCTGTATCAATGTATTGTGAAACATCGCCTCCAAAAATTCCATTATCAACTAAACTTCCATATTCATTACCGGCCGCTTTGGCCAGATCTTTCATATAACTCATAATTTTCCTTTCAATATTTCAAAATCCATGTGGTTTATCCCAAAAATATATTATTTGACCCATCCAACACATCCAAATTAAATTTTTCCAGAACCATGTTACAAAATATGCTTCTATCATTTTTTTCCTTTCAGCTTCTTAAATAAATCCCACGTAAGGATTTTAAAATCGTTTCCATCATCATCTGAATATTCTGCTACATTTTCCTTATCTATTACTTCTTTGTCTGATAAATCCGGCATGACTGTAACAGTCCTAGTCGCCATTTTTCTTTCCCTCCGATAATCCCTCAATGAAATATTTGCAGCAATCACAAGGACAACTGCAAGAGGGTCAAATACAAAGATGAGAAGTATAATTATCCAACGCACGGCTTCTTCAAGTTGAGTATCACTCACCTCATCATATAGCATACTCGCTACATATTTTATAGGCCCAACCTCTACTTCTGCAAGATTTAATTTCGTTTTCAATTCATACTTCTCATCCGTCAAACCATCAATTTCTGTTTCTAAAGTTGTTATTCTTGTCTTCAATAGACTCGTTTCATTATCCATTGCACCAATCTTGGCCAATCCTTTTGAGATTGCACCAAGTTCAATGTATCTTTGAAGTGCTTTATCTAATGTATCTAATCTTCCTTCATATCTTTCTATTTGAGATTTTCGTTGAACAACCTTTAATTCTATTCTTTCTATTCGCTCTTCCAAGAGGGCGGTAGGACTTGATTGTTGTATATGCGCTCTTGAGAGAAAACCAAATATCCCTAATGATGTAATCAACATCAAAACAACTACGGCTATAATGAAATAGGATTTGATTGTGTTTGGTGCAGATTTCCAATTTTGAAAAGTCCAACTTGCACATACTAATTTGCCTATTTCAAGGACAATCCCCATTATCATAATTGCAGTTGTAGCTCCTGAAAATATCGCTATTAATCCAACAATGGAATACCAAGCCGCTACAGTTGAAATTGCAAGTGCAACAAATAATGTTAATAACCCAAAAAATATATTTCTCCTTCTTCATCTATGGATGTACATACGATTTAGGTTTTACCCATTTCTTTGATTTGTATGATTTTGATTTTGATTTTGATTGTAGTTCCTTATTATCACATTGAATAATGCACTCATTCCATTTTTTGTATGCTTTTAACGGAATACACTCTTCTTCTTTCATTATTTTCCAACATCTATATGATTGATTAGAAACACAAGAAAATATAAAAAATTGTAATATAACAAAAAGAAAAATATTTCTCACATATAAAATTCTTTTATGTTTGCTTTTTGCGAATCCATATATAATTTTTTCCATTGAATTCTAACTTTAGGTTGTCCTTGTTTATGTTCTTCGTTTAAGACAGTTACATAATCCCCAAATCTTTCTTTAACAATATTCATTCCAGTTAAAATAGAATCATCAGTCCTAAAAGTTGAACAACCACCATCTGACCCAAATTTTGTATCATATAAAAATTCATCAAATTTCCCTATTTTATATCCTCTACTTAAAATTTCTAAATTAAGAAGAATATCTTCGCATACTATTGTAGTATCATCAACCCATGACCAATCTATTTCTTCGTAAAGTTTTGAAAATACCTCACCATTTAGTGCATATGCATTATATTGACCACCTCCTGTATCCCAATATCTTTCTTGTGCTGGGGGCATAAAGGCCAATCGGGGGCCAACCAAAACAACATTTCCATCTAATTTTTCATCAATACTTTCAATCATTTCATCATAATCATTATCAATAAAATCCCTCTTAGACATTTCCATATTTGAAACATCACCATAATATTTTACATTTCTTCTTACAAATTTAAGGTCATCATCAACTATAAAATATTTAGATATTCCACCATGACGATGTATAATATCTCTTGTCTTCGCTATTCCTATATCATTATTAACCACCAAATATTCACAATCATATTCATACAGATGCTCTTCCTTTTTCTGCACAACCATTATTACAAGTTTTTTCCATTTATCGGGAAGTGCATTGTAAGTTATTTGATTATTATGTCGGCCTAAAGTAGGTATGTATATTTTATCCAAAGAAATCCTCCAACGTTGGTATGCTATTTTTTACTTTAGCCCATCTTACAAGACTGGCCTTTCTACATATTTCTTTTCGTCTTTCTTTACCACAAGCGAGTGACCTTCTACTTTGTTCTTTACTTTTTTCTTCATCAGGCATATTTGACCATCTTTGAGAAACCCCCTTTCCTATTGCTATTCTTTGCTCTTCTGTAATAATTCTTTCACTCATGGCTTGTTTGTATTTCTCACTACTGTTAATACCCTCTCCTATTTTTCGTTTATGTTCTTCTGATAAATTTTTACCTTTGTGAGCATCACTCAACTTCTTTTTGGTTTCTTCTGAGATTATTTTACCTTTTTGCCCTTCACTTATATTCTTCTTGTGTTCTTCTGAAAATTTCCTGCCATAATTTGGATGATTCTCACCTTTTTTGACTTCTCTCATCTTCTGTATGGATTCTGATGAATGTTTCGTACCTGTTCTTGCTTGTCTTATTTTTTCACTTCTTTCTGGATCTTCCATATTTTGATAAGGCCAAATTGCTTTATTCAAATATAAATTAGTATTAATCACATCATTTTCTTGTTGAAATTTTCTCTCTTCTTCAATAGTTTCTTTATCATCTTTAAATTCTCTTACCCAATCAATTTTAAAAGATTCGGCTCCATATTCATCTATTAATTTTTTAACATGAGCACTACTTGTAAAATAAATTTTCCAAAAATCTTCTTTTGCACTTACTTTATTAGCAATTCTTGAACCGACATAACATTTGTTTGTAGGTATATGGGTTATATGATAGATATAGGGTTTTATATTCATAATTTATCCAAAGAAATCCTCCAAAGTTGATATATGTTCTGTTTTCCACCCAATAGCACCCATTACAGAAGACATTGGTTCAATGAAAGATTTATTGAATTGTAAATCATAATCTATAAATTCTTTCAATCCAAATTCAGGAGGCAAATTATTGAGAATTGCAATCACAGAATCACCAACAGGGTTGGGTTTTTTGAGATATGCAAACTTTATTTTCTCACCATCCTTAATTGTTGGATATGAATTGAGTAAATTTTTGTCCTTCAGGAGTTTATTGTACATCAACGCTCCCTTTACATGAATTGGAGTGCCTTTGCGATACAAATGAGCTGCATCGTGATATTTTTCAAGACCACGAACTGACCTTGGAAAGAAGATATCTTCTGCTGCAAGTTTACTGAATTCTTCTCTGAAATCTTCAATATATCCTATAGCATCATCTTCTGTACCATTCATAATAATTTTGAAAATACCTTTCATTTTTTCTTTGCACGCTGCAGGAGTAGAAGAACGAACCGATTCAATTCCCATAACCTTGAGTTGTGGTTCTTCATAACGAACTCCCTCAGAATCATAGACATTCATGATATAACGCTTTTTAGCAGTCCATAATGCTCGATCTGCAATATTCTCACGTTTCATTACCATCTTCTGGTCGAATGCATTAACATAATCTGCAAGCCCTTGGTAAGATTTTTCTATGATTTTTTCCATTTTTTCAGAACAAACCTTGTCCAAAAAATTAACAATCTTTGTCTTATCTTCAACATTATCACCAAAAACCTGTTTTACCAAATCATCCATACGAATATAAACAGAATCAGTATCAACTGCAACAACATAATCTTTTTCCTCTTCTGGTTTAAGTAGATTATTTAAATACTTGTTGATTTCTTTCTCAATCCAACGAATAGATAATTGTCCCGATGTTGTTACGGCTTCTGCAATTCTTTGGTCAAAAAAACGAAAATATTCATTTCCCATTGCACCAAAAGCAGAATTCAATGTTGTTTTGAGATTATTCTGCATATTATGATATTTGGAAATCAAATTGTTCAATTCATGTTTTTTATTTTTATCTTTTTCCTTGGTAAGTTTTTTCTTCGTTTCAATCATCAATTTCTTATACTTCACACGGTCATTATAAATCTGTTCCATCATTTCTGGAAGAAACCCTTGTTTGTCCGTTTTATAAAATTCATTATTTGGAGTATAAGTTACATTATATTTCTTCAATGCATTTAATGATTGAGATTGGTCAAGAAGACCATCCACTTTGGCTCGTGAATTCTTAATTTCCTGTAATTCTGGTGGGAGTTCATCAGTAATCAATGTTTCTGGACTTAAATTATATTGCATTATGAGATGAGGATAGAGTGAATTCAAATCGAAATTTACTACCCATTCATGAGCTCCAAGTATTGGTTCTTTTACAAATGCACCTTCAAAGTTGGATGATTTACTAGCGTGTGTTTTAGGTGGAATAATAATATTTTTACTCAACAAATGATTATAAATCAACGTATCCCACATTCTAACTTGACCAAATGTATTCCTATAATTTACTTTACAGAGATATGCTAATGAAACAATCATTTCAAGAAGTTTCAATTTTCCTTCAAGTCGTTCTACTAACTCCACATCTTTGATATTGTATTCAATGAACTTTTGATAATCATTCTTGTATAGAAGATG